ATTAAAAATCCATGCTACAACGCCCTCGGTCCTCCCGACCTGACTAGCCCCCGCGTCGCACGTTTGCAGACCGGGGGTCTTTTCTTGCGTAAAACGCATTTGCGTATTATCGTGCAGCCATGACATTCCACTCGATCCCGCACGCTCCCAAAAGCGTCAAGGCGACGCAAGCGCAACTCGATGCGATCTACCATGCGTCAAAGAAGGGCTTGCGCGGCGACAACCTGGCCCTTGCGGCCAACATCCAGCCCAGCGACTACAACAGGCTTATTCAGTTCGATCAGGACGCAGAGCTTGCGGAACTCAAGGGCAGGGCCGACACCGAACTGGAACTGAGCAACGCCTTGCACGAGGCAGCGTTAGGCGGCGATGCAAAGTCGGCGCTGGAGATCCTCAAGCACCAGCACGGCTGGGTCGCCAAGCAGCAGATCAACATCGACGTTGACCAACGCATCAGCATCACGCAGGCTCTTGAGCAGGCCAACAACCGCGTGCTAAAGATCATCGACGCGCCGTACACAATTATTACGGACCAAACGCAGGAGTCAGACAATGGCTAAAGGCCCATCCCTGTCGGTCGGTCGCGGCGAGAAGCTATCGGTCAAAGCCGGCGCTGGCTTGACGGCCAAGGGCAGGGCTAAATACAACGCGGCTACGGGGTCCAACCTTAAGGCTCCCGCACCCAATCCCAAGTCCGACGCGGACAAGGGACGTAAGGCGTCATTTTGTGCCCGGATGGGTGCAGTGGCTGCAAAGGCTAAGAACGGCGAACGTGCCAAGGCATCACTCAAGAGATGGAAGTGCTGATATGAAACCTGGTCTGTATGCAAACATCAATGCCAAGAAAGCCCGCATAGCCGCAGGCTCCAAAGAAAAGATGCGTAGCCCCGGCGACAAGGGCGCGCCTTCGGCCAAGGACTTCAAGGAAAGCGCCAAGACGGCAAAGAAGCCCAAGCCTAAGAAGTGAACACCGCTAGCGCATCCTTGCCCTTTCACCAGTACGTCTGGGTTGATAGGGCTTTTATTCGTAAAGACGAAACAGGTTTTGAACCTGCGGTTTGGTTTGGGCTGCACAGCCACCCCGGCAGGGCTTGGGGCTGCACGGTAATGCTAGAGTGTGGGGCGGTCTATCGCAACCTGCCGCCTCACGCTTTAGCGTTCTCTAAGACGCCCCAATGCCCTTGGACGCTTTCAGAAGCTCTCAGGTGGGATTGCTACGGCTGGCAGTTTGCTCTCCACCGTTACGCATACCTTGTGGGTCTTCAGGCTAGAACTAAAAAAGGGGTTCTATGTGACTACCTGTTTACGGCTATCCCTGTTGAAGACGGGTTTAGCGACGACCCAAGCCAAAACAAAGAGTTCATGTTTATGAAAACCGCCGGTAATCGTCTTTTGATCCTACCAACTAACGATCTGCTGTTTGTGGAAAAGTCGTTTACGGTTGACGCAGGCTGGCCCAAGCTGCGGACTTCGGATACCGTTTGGACCTGCGAGGGTCTTTGATATGCACGTAGAAATCCAAGGTGTTTGATGCAAACGACGCAGTATAGCTCCGCCGAAGAGATGCAGCTTATGTCGCGGTTGTGGTCGCCGGCCATAAAGGACGATCCGCTGGCGTTTGTAATGTTTACGTTCCCGTGGGGCCAGAAGGGCACGCCGCTGGAAGACTTTACGGGACCGCGCAAATGGCAGAGAGAAGTGCTTTCGGATCTCAAGGAGCATCTTCAGCAGAACAACGGGAAGCTGGATTTTGACACCTTCCGCATGGCGACATCATCGGGGCGCGGTATTGGGAAGTCTGCGCTCGTCTCATGGCTGGTGATCTGGATGCTATCAACGCGGATTGGCTCGACGACCATCGTGTCGGCCAACTCTGAATCGCAGCTACGGTCGGTCACATGGGCCGAGATAACCAAGTGGCTAGCTATGTCACTCAACAGCCACTGGTACGAAGTTGCCGCCACACGCATCATGCCTGCCAAGTGGCTGACGGAACTGGTCGAGCGCGACCTCAAGAAGGGCACGCGCTACTGGGCCGTTGAGGGCCGGTTGTGGTCGGAGGAGAATCCCGACGCCTACGCGGGCGTACACAACTACGACGGCGTGCAGCTTATCTTCGACGAGGCTAGCGGTATCCCCGACAGCATCTGGGCCGTGGCAAGCGGCTTCTTTACGGAGAACACACCCAACCGCTTCTGGCTAGCGTTCAGCAACCCCCGCCGCAACACGGGGTATTTCTACGAGGCCTTTAACTCCAAGCGGGACTTTTGGCGAAACAAGGTTGTGGACGCCCGCAGCGTTGAAGGAACCGACAAGGCGGTGTATCAGCAGATTATCGACGAGTATGGTCCCGACTCAAGTCAGGCCCACGTCGAGGTCTATGGCATGTTTCCCAATGCCGGCGATGATCAGTTTATTTCTAGCCTCGTTGTAGATGAGGCGATGAAGCGCGAGCGGTACAAGGATCAGACAGCGCCCATCGTTATAGGCGTTGACCCTGCACGCTTCGGAGCGGACGCAACCGTTATCGCTGTACGCCAAGGCCGCGATATCATTGCTATCAAACGCCACCGAGGCGATGACACAATGGAGTCAGTGGGACGGGTAATCGAGGCTATCGAAGAGTACAACCCAACGCTAGTCGTGATTGACGAGGGCGGACTAGGCGCAGGCGTTGTGGACCGGCTCAAGGAGCAGCGCTACAAGGTCAAGGGTATCAACTTTGGTAACAAGGCCAAGAACCCCCTGATGTACGGCAACAAGCGTGCCGAGATGTGGGGCGAGATGCGCGAGTGGCTCAAGACCGCTTCGATACCTGGCGACCGCTTTCTTAAGACCGACCTCATTAGCCCGACTATGAAGCCTGACAGCAAGGGGTCTATCTTCCTTGAAAGCAAGAAAGACATGAAGGCACGGGGCTTGGCATCGCCCGACGCGGCTGACGCAATCTGCGTCACATTTGCTTTTCCGGTAGCTCACAGAGAATATCTTGCGAAAGATACGAAACGCGCCTATTCTTCGGGCAGCAGTGCAACCAATTCCTGGATGGGGTCTTAATATGTCCGTAAATACTAAGTCAATCGGCGTTGCCTTTGAAGACCAAAACATCGTTGGATCTGACAAGATCTTGTCTGCTAGCCAGTTGGGCTACACCTCGGACGCGCAAGGCACCGTCACGCAGGCGACCAGCAAGTCCACCGCCGTCACGCTCAACAAGTCCGCTGGCGTTATTACGATGAACAACGCATCGCTAGCAACCGCCACGAACGCTACATTCACGCTGAACAACAGCCTGATTAGCGCCAACGACACGGTCATTTTGACCATTTCAGGTGGTCAAGCTACCGCAGGCTCGTACAACGCATTTGCTAACTCGCTTGCCGCTGGTTCGGTCAGCATTACCTTGCGGAACATCTCCGGCGGTACGTTGTCAGAAGCCGTGACCATCAACTACGCACTTATTCACTGCGATTAAAATGCCCCTTAAGAAGTCTGCCAGCAAAGCCGCGTTTCGTGCCAACGTGAAGGCCGAAGCGCACGCCGGGAAACCGATTAAGCAGGCCGTTGCCATAGCCTATGCGACTAAGAGAGCGGCCCAAAAAGGTAAAAAGTAACGCTTATGGACAGCACGGGTATCATTAAAGCCGGTCAGGTAGCTAATGTCGGCGGCAATGCCCCCGGCGAAAAAGGCAACAGCGACCGCTTAAGCACTATGCGGACGCGCCTCGACATGGCGATTTCGTCCTATAGTGAGTCCCGTGAGGACGAGTTAGACGACCTGCGCTTTATGGCTGGCAGTCCTGATAACCAGTGGCAGTGGCCTGCTGACGTGCTTGCTACTCGCGGATCGGTGCAGGGCCAAACAATTAACGCACGACCCTGCCTAACCATCAACAAGCTGCCGCAGCATGTGCGCCAGGTTACAAACGAACAGCGCCAAAACCGCCCCAGCGGCAAAGTTATTCCCGCCGATGACAAAGGCGACGTTGAAGTTGCTGAAATCTTCGACGGCATGGTGCGGCACATCGAATACATGTCGGACGCCGACGTGGCCTACGACACGGCCTGCGACAACCAAGTCATATACGGCGAGGGCTACCTGCGCGTCCTAACGGACTATTGCAGCGACGATAGCTTTGACCAAGACATTATGATCGGGCGCGTTCGCAACTCGTTTAGTGTCTATATGGACCCAATGATTCAAGATCCGTGCGGATCCGACGCCAAATGGTGTTTCGTTACCGAAGATCTTACCAAAGACGAATATATGTATCAGTTTCCTAACGCCATACCCGTTAGTTCACTTATGGCACAAAGCGTAGGCAACCAAAATGTTAGCCAATGGCTTGGCGAAAACACGGTACGGATCGCGGAATATTTTTATTACGATACTGACCACAAGAAGCTCAACCTCTACCCCGACAATATAACCGCGTTTGAAGGCTCGATTGAAGACAAGCAGCTTAAGGCCCAGTACGGCAAGCCGCTGCGCTCGCGTATGGCCGAACGCAAAAAGGTTATGTGGTGCAAAACCAACGGATTTGAATTTTTAGAAGAACGTGAATGGGCCGGCAAATATATCCCCGTTGTCCGCGTCGTTGGTAACGAGTTTGAAGTTGATGGCCGTATGTATGTGTCGGGCTTGGTGCGTAACGCTAAGGATGCCCAGCGTATGTACAACTACTGGGTCAGCCAAGAAGCAGAGATGCTGGCATTGGCCCCCAAGGCACCGTTTATTGGCTACGGCGGTCAGTTTGAAGGTTACGAACACAACTGGAAAACGGCCAACACTAACAACTGGCCGTATCTGGAAGTCAATCCGGACGTTACAGACGGCGCTGGTGGTATGCTGCCACTTCCGCAGCGGGCACAGCCTCCAATGGCGTCTAGCGGCCTTCTACAGGCCAAAGCGGGCGCTTCAGACGACATCAAGTCCACTACCGGCCAGTATGATTCCAGCCTAGGAGCAACCAGCAATGAACGCTCCGGCAGAGCTATCTTGGCACGCGAAAAGCAGGGCGACACCGGCACATATCATTATGTGGACAATCTTTCTCGCGCTATACGCTACGTCACTCGGCAACTGGTTGATATGATTCCTAAGATTTACGACACACAACGTATAGCGCGAATTGTTGGGCTAGACGGCGAAGTCAGCATGGTCAAATTAAACCCTGACCAGCCAGAACCCGTTAAAAAGATCCAAGACGAAAACGGCATCGTGCTTGAAAAGATCTACAACCCTAATGTTGGCAAGTACGATGTTGTTGTAACGACCGGCCCAAGCTACATGACCAAGCGTCAAGAGGCGCTCGACGCCATGTCGCAGCTTTTGCAAGGCAACCCGCAGCTTTGGCAGGTTGCAGGCGACCTGTTTGTTAAAAACATGGACTGGCCTGGCGCACAAGAAATGGCAAAACGGTTTAAGAAAACCATTGACCCAAAACTTCTGGCCGACGACGACAAATCACCCGAATTGCAGGCCGCAGAACAGCAAATTCAGGGTATGGGGCAAGAACTCGATCAACTTCACGGTGTTCTTAAGAACATTCAGAACTCAATCGAGGCGCAAGACGTTGAAGTTAAGCAGTTTGAAGCCAAAATTAAGGCTTACGACGCTGAAACCAAGCGCATTTCGGCTGTTCAAGCGTCTATGTCGCCCGAACAGATCCAAGACATTGTCATGGGTACGGTTCACGGCATGTTGAGCAGTGGCGAACTTGTCAATGAAATGCCCGGTCGTGACGGGCCTGAAATGCCTGACGATGGCATGGAAATGCCGCTTTCAGATCAACAATTCATGTCCGAACAAGACATGCCTGAGCAAATGCCTATGCAGGGTATGCCTGAAGAAATGCCTATGCCTGAAGAAATGCCTATGCAGGAAATGCCACAATGACCGAGAAACCAGCCGACTTCATTGGGTATCTGTTTCTAGCGCGGGATGTAGCCCATTCTGTGCATCTGAACACCCGTAGCTTTTCCAAACATTCGGCTTTAGGCACCTTTTACGATGAAATTATAGATCTTGCTGATTCGCTGGCAGAAGCCTGTCAGGGCCGGCATGGCCTGATGGGACCGATCACTTTGCAATCGGCTAAAAAAACCGTTAACATCATCGTGTTCCTTCGAGAACAGTTAGCTGAATTGGAAGAATGCCGGTACGAGGCTTTTGACAAGTCAGACACTGCGCTTCAAAACATTATCGACGAGATTGTAAGGCTGTATCTTACTACCCTCTACAAACTCGAATTTTTGGCATAGGAGCCTCAGATGGCTAACTATAAATATCTTGAAGCCACGGACCAAGTCAAAACGGGCGCAGGCAAAATCAAATCCGTGTTTTGCAGTAGCGGCACCAGCCCAACTGTAGCCGTCCATGACACGGACAGCGGTACGGCAACGACCGCTACTACGCTCATTGCAACATTCACAGCCGCCACGCCTGGAGTTTATACCTTTACAGGAGACGACGGTGGGCTGTACTTTAACAAGGGCCTCTATATCGTGCTTGGTGGGACCACACCTAAAGTGACCATCGGCTTCGATTAGACCTCGACAAGACCGACTAGCCGGTTAGCTAGGTTTTATAGGACTACCCAACTATGGAAGAAATTCCCGAACTACCAGCGGCTGACCCCGCGCCAGATCAAGAAGCCACGGCGGCGCTTGACCCTGTAGACAATCAACTGCCGGAAGATGTAGCCAACGAAGCGTCTAAGACCTTTTCGCAAGAAGAACTTGATGCCATCGTTAGCAAACGTCTCGCAAGAGAACAGCGCAAATGGGAGCGAGAGCAGACCCAGCGTGCAGCAGAAATGGTCAGATCGGCACCCGCCGATATGCCCTCGCCAGAGTATTTCGACACTACCGAAGCCTACGCTGATGCGTTGGCGGAACGTAAGGCCGAAGAATTGCTCGCACGGCGTGAAGCAGCACAGCAACAGTCTAGCGTTCTCGAAGCCTACCACGACCGCGAAGAAGAGGCTCGGAACAAGTACGACGACTTTGAACAGGTCGCGTATAACCCGAACCTAAAAATCACGGACGTGATGGCTCAGTCCATTCAGTATTCCGACGTTGGCCCTGATATTGCATATTATCTAGGGACCAATCCAAAAGAATCTGATCGGATTTCCAAACTGCCGCAAATCTTGCAGGCAAAAGAGATAGGGAAAATTGAGGCCAATTTGGCTATCAATCCACCTGTTAGACGCTCTTCATCTGCCCCGGCACCGATTGCACCTGTTACAGCTAGATCCTCTGGATCACCTGCCTATGACACGACGGACCCAAGGTCTACCAAGACCATGACGGATTCGCAGTGGATTGAAGCGGAACGGCTGCGCCAGATCAAGAAGTACGAGGCGCAACGTAACCGCTAAGTCAGGAGACACACTGTGTCCAATTCGCTTCTTACTATCGACATGATCACCCGGAAGGCTCTGGAAATTCTGGAGAACAACCTGGTGCTTACCCGCAACGTGAACCGCCAGTACGACGACAGCTTTGCTGTTGAAGGTGCCAAGATCGGTTCTACGCTTCGTATCCGCCTCCCCGACCGCGCTCTGGTCACTGACGGTGCCGCCCTGCAAGTTCAGGACGACAACGAGCAGTTCACCACGCTGACCGTCAACAACCAAAAGCATATCGGCGTTAACTTTACCTCCGCCGAACTGACCATGCAGTTGGATGACTTTGCTGAACGTGTTCTGAAGCCTCGTATTAGCCAGTTGGCTTCGTCTATCGACGCCGACGTTGCTAGTGCGTACAAAAGCATCTATTCGTCGGTCGGCACCCCCGGCTCAACGCCTTCGACTTCGCTGGTTCTGTTGCAAGCTCAACAGAAGCTCAACGAAAACGCGGCGACGATGATGCCTCGCTATGCCACCGTCAACCCAGCCGCTAACGCTGGTTTGGTCGAAGGCATGAAGGGTCTCTTCAACCCAGTTGATACCGTCAGCAAGCAATTCAAGAACGGTATGATGGGCACGGGCGTTCTTGGCTACGACGAGATCAACATGTCTCAGTCGATCAAGGTCCACACCACGGGTGACTGGGGTACGTCGATCACGATCACTTCGACCATCTCGACCCAAGGCACAACCTCGCTTGGTCTGTCCTTCACCGGATCTTCCAAGACTTGGAAGCAAGGCGACGTGTTTACCATCGCCGGCGTTTACGCGGTCAACCCACAGACCCGTGAGACCACTGGTTCGCTTCAGCAGTTTGTTGTAACTGCCGACGCTACTGGTTCCTCTACGGCTACTGTGACCGTCTCGCCTGCGATCTACACCGCCGCCAACGCTCTAGCTACGGTGGATTCGTTCCCTGCTTCGGGTGCGGTTGTAACGATGTTGGGTTCCGCCACGTCGCAATACGCCCAAAACCTTGTGTATCACAAAGATGCCATCACCTTTGCCACGGCTGACTTGCTGCTGCCAAACGGTGTGGATATGGCTTCTCGTGCGGTTCACAACGGCATTTCGCTCCGCGTTGTCCGTCAGTACGACATCAACAACGACCGTATGCCTTGCCGTATTGACGTGCTGTATGGCTTCTCTACCATCCGTCCGCAGATGGCTGCCCGTATTTGGGGCGCGTAAAACTTTACGCCTCGGCTTAGGCCGGGGCGTAATCCTCTTTTTCTTGGAGAAACATCATGGCACTTCCTTCAGTTGGTGGCGGGTACCAAATTGGTGACGGCAATCGCAACGAGATTTTTCTCGGTGAGATGTCTGATCCACAAACCGCAACCGCAACCGCAACCCTGACCGCCGCACAAATCACTGGTGGCCTTTTGGTTGCCAACCCAAGCGCCTCGGCTGCGTCCTACACGCTGCCTACCGCTGCTTCGGTTGATAGCGTGCTGACCAACGCTAAAATTGGCAGCACCTTTACTCTGTCTATCGTCAACCTCGGCACCTCTTCGGGCGCTCTGACGATTGTTGCTGGCACCGGCTGGACCCTCGTTGGTTCGGCTACCGTGGCTATCACAAGCTCGGCTCAAGTGCTGGCTTACCGCACCGCAGCCAACGCCTACACGCTTTACCGCGTCGCCTAAAACAGATGTGCCCTACGTCATTGTGGCGTAGGGCATTTTGTCTTTCATAGGGTTCTCATGCAAACCTACCTTCGGCATCCGGTTCACGGAACAAAAATCGCCAATATTGATATGGAAGTAGAATACGACAAAGAGCATGGCTGGGAAGAGTACGACCCAGAAGCCTTTATCGAACCCGAAGTTTCTGCTAATGTTTTGGAAGCGAAACGGCGCGGCAGGCCACCGTTAAACAAAGAGGCATAGTATGACCACGGCAGGCGAACTGATAGACGGCGCTTTGCGGCTACTCGGTATGCTTGCTGAAGGCGAAACCCCTTCTGCCGCTACATCCCAAGACGCCTTGTTTGCCATGAACCAAATGATTGATTCGTGGAACACAGAACGGCTTTCCGTTTACTCCACACAAGACCAAGTGTTTTCGTGGGCACCGGGCCTTATTAGCCGAACGCTTGGTCCTACGGGTGATTTTGTAGGCAACCGCCCAGTCCTGTTGGACGACGCAACCTATTTTAAAGACCCAGCTAACGGTATTTCGTTTGGCATCAAGATTATCAATCAACAGCAGTATAACGGCATTGCGGTCAAGACCGTGACCAGCACCTATCCGCAAGTCATCTGGGTAAACATGGATTACCCAAACATCGACATGTACGTGTATCCTGTGCCTACCAAAGTGCTGGAGTGGCATTTCATCTCGGTTACGGAACTAACTCAACCAGCCACACTAGCCACCACGCTGTCATTCCCGCCCGGCTATCTGCGGGCGTTCCGCTACAATCTAGCCTGCGAGATCGCAGGCGAGTTTGGCGTTGAGCCATCGCCGCAAGTTTCGCGGATTGCAATGTCTGCCAAGCGCAACATCAAGCGTATCAATAACCCTGACGATATTATGTCGCTGCCATACAGCATCGTCGGCACTCGCCAGCGGTTTAACATCTTTGCCGGTAACTACTGATGAAGACGCCTATCTTAGGTTCGTCATACGTCGCCCGCAGCGTAAATGCTGCGGACAACATTATGATCAATCTGTTTCCGGAGATCATTCCAGAGGGCGGCAAAGAGCCTGCGTTTCTCAACAGAGCGCCAGGTCTGCGTTTGCTTGTAACCTGTGGAATCGGCCCCGTGCGCGGCCTGTGGCAACTTGGCGACTACGGCTATGTGGTATCCGGAACCGAACTCTACAAAGTTACTTCGTCTTGGGTTGCAACGCTAATTGGAAATGTTTCTGGCACTGGCCCCGTGTCTATGGCGGACAACGGAACCCAACTTTTTATTGCCTGCAACGGCCCTAGCTACATTTACAACTCTAGCACTTTGGCGTTCGCGCAGATTACGGACCCTGACTTCCCCGGCGCGGTGACGGTTGGATATCTTGACGGCTACTTTGTGTTTAACGAACCCAACAGCCAGCGCATTTGGGTAACAAGCCTTTTTGATGGTACTAGCATCGACCCGTTAGAATTTGCCAGCGCCGAAGGATCTCCTGACGGTTTGGTTTCGCTAATCATTGACCACCGCGAAGCGTGGCTGTTTGGAACAAACTCTGTTGAGGTTTGGTACGACGCGGGGTTGGTTGACTTCCCCTTAACGCGCATCCAAGGCGCGTATAACGAAATCGGTTGCGTAGCTCCGTATTCAGTTGCCAAGCTCGACAACGGTTTGTTTTGGCTTGGCGGCGACGCCCGCGGTACAGGTATCGTCTATCGCGCCAACGGTTACACCGGCCAACGTGTAAGCACTCACGCCGTCGAGTGGCAGATTCAGCAGTACGCCGACATCAGCGACGCGCTGGCCTACACCTATCAGCAGGACGGCCATGCGTTTTATGTGTTGGTGTTTCCTAGCGCCAACGCAACCTGGGTATTTGATGTGGCTACAGGCGCTTGGCATGAGCGGGCCGGCCTAGACAACGGCGTCTTTACCCGTCACCGCAGCAACTGCCAAATGGCGTTTAGTAGTGAAATTGCGGTTGGCGATTTTGAAAACGGTAATGTCTACGCTTTTGATCTTGACGTTTTTGCCGACAACGGCGAACCACAAAAGTGGCTTCGGTCGTGGCGGGCGCTGCCGACAGGCGAAAACAATCTAAAGCGTACTGTGCAACATAGCCTTCAATTAGACTGCGAAACTGGCAATGGCCTTAATACCGGCCAAGGATCAGACCCGCAAGTCATGCTGCGTTGGTCAGACGACGGCGGACACACTTGGTCCAACGAGCATTGGAAGTCTACCGGCGCAATCGGCGTTTACGGCAAGCGCGTATTTTGGCGCAGGCTTGGTATGACCACAAAATTGCGCGATAGGGTATACGAAGCGTCAGGAACCGATCCAGTTAAGATCATCATTGTTGGGGCCGAGTTAGCAATTAGCGGCACCAATGCCTAGCATTCAAAACATAACCAATATCCCCGCCCCCCGCGTTGAGTTTATTGACTCACGCACGGGTTTGATGTCGCGTGAATGGTACAGGTTTTTCCTCAATCTGTTTACGTTGACGGGCAGCGGCAATAACCCAACCAGTCTAGAAGATCTTCAGTTGGGGCCAACGTTTGAATTTACGCCGGATATGTTTGTCGTAGACAACCTATCTCCTGACACTGAATCTGCTATTGCCACTTTATCAATGTCGGTGAACGACTTTGGGCAAAGCCTTCAGACGCTTCCCGTGGATTTTGGCGGCACGGTTTCAAGCGTCAATGTAACGCTAGCCACAACAGGCACCGACGTATCTTTTAGCGCCGCCAACAGCACGACCGCGCCCGTGATTGCCCTAAGCATCCCCACAGCGTCTGCCGTTAATCGCGGGGCGCTGTCTGCGGCTGATTGGACCACCTTTAACAACAAAGGCAGCGGTACGGTTACAAGCGTTACGGGCACGGCTCCTGTGGTCTCCAGCGGCGGCAATACGCCAGCCATAAGCATGGCTGCTGCCACCACTTCTGTAGATGGCTACCTTACTGCCACTGACTTCACCACGTTCAACAACAAGGGAAACGGTACTGTTACCAGCGTTGCCGCGCTTACTTTGGGCACATCTGGTACGGATGTAAGTTCCTCTGTAGCTACAAGTACCACTACACCTGTCATCACCCTCAACATTCCCACAGCGTCTGCCGCTAACCGTGGGGCTTTGTCCGCCGCCGACTGGACAACTTTTAACGCCAAAGGTAGCGGCACCGTTACAAGCGTTACAGGAACAGCGCCTGTTGTTTCTAGTGGAGGCGCTGCCCCCGCTATTAGCATGGCCGCAGCTAGCACCACCGTAGACGGATACCTTACTGCCGCTAACTTTACGATCTTCAACAACAAGGGTTCCGGCTCAGTCACAAGCGTTGCGCAGACCTTTACGGGCGGCTTGATCTCTGTTGGCGGATCGCCAATTACCACGTCAGGCACACTGGCGCTCACGGTTGCGGGCACGTCGGGCGGCGTCGTTTACTTTACGTCGGCTAGCACCTGGGCATCTTCGGCGCTTCTCGCAGCTAACGCGCTTGTGGTCGGCGGCGGCGCAGGCTTGGCACCCGCGACGGTTACGACCGGCGCAAATGTTGTCACGGCTCTTGGTGTGGCTGTCGGCACGGCTGGATCGTTTGTCGTCAACGGCGGCGTGTTAGGCACCCCATCCAGCGGCACTGTGACAAACCTGACGGGTACGGCCTCGATTAACATCAACGGCACTGTGGGTGCTACGACGGCATCTACGGGCGCGTTTACGTCGCTGTCCTACACGACCACGCTGACGGGCGGCACGGGTATCGTCAATCTGGGCAGCGGGCAGTTCTATAAGGGCGCTTCGGGTAATGTCGGAATTGGAACCACTACCGGCACCTACCAGCTACAAGTTACGGGAACGGGACAGGAAACCGCGGCCCTAACTGACGCGGGTAATAAGGGCGGCTCAATCTATCTTCAGGCCACAGCCGTTGCCGCCGGAACAGGCGGCGCGGTTCTGTTTGGTTCTACCTTTGGAAGCCAAACACCGTTTGCGGCTATTAAGGGGTTTGTTGAAAACGGCGGCACCAACACGACCGGCTCTCTGCGCTTTAGCACTCGAAATGCCGTAGCAGACACCGCGCTTACAGAACGCGCCAAATTTACTATTGGCGGTGATTTTCTTCTTACCAGCACCGGCGGTCTAGGCTACGGCACAGGCTCGGGCGGCGCGGTCACGCAGATCACCAGCCGAACGACGGGCGTCACGCTTAACAAGACCAACGGCGCGGTTACCATGTTCTCGGCAGCGGGTTCTGCGGTGGCGGCGACCTTTACCGTAACCAACTCGACCGTGGCGGCAACGGATACAGTCCTCCTGTCGGTCAAGTCCTCGACTAACGTCTATTTGACGTTTGTTACGGCGGTCGCGGCAGGTAGCTTCAACGTCACATTCCAAACCACAGGCGGCGTATCTGTTGACGCGCCAGTGATCAATTTCGCGGTTATCAAAGCCGTGACAGCCTAATGGATTCTTAGTCTTCGCTGTGATACCCTACGCAAGACCAAATGCAATAGATGGAGTTTAAACATGACCGTAAATCTTTCTCCGCTTGCAGGTGCTGGGTGGCAGTTCTTCACTGATAGCGGTGTTCCGCTAGCCGGCGGTAAGCTGTACACATACGCGGCGGGTACAACGACGCCAGAAACTACATACACGTCTAATACCGGTTTGACGGCTAACGCCAACCCCATAATCTTAAATTCCGCTGGACGGCTAGCTAGCGATGTGTGGTTAACCTCGTCGGTAAATTACAAGTTTGTGCTTGCAACCAGCACCAATGTTACCATTGGAACCTACGATAACATTTCCGGCATTGAAGGCAATGTTTTGGCGTCGCTTGCCAACACGTCCAACAATGCGCTAGGCGACGCGCTGGTTGGCTTTAAGCAGTCTACTTCTGCAGGGTTTATGGCCGGCGCAACCGCCGGAACCGTAAACAGTAAGCTGCAAGAGTCTGTTAGTGTCAAAGACTTTGGCGCA